TCTAAAGCCCTTAAAACGACGTCGACCATTCCAGAGAATGCAGAGAATGCCTTTCTTAATTTAGACGTAGACTCCTCACTCCTATCTAAAGCATTTTTAACTAAGGCAAAAGCTCCCACTATAACGGTAAGGATGGCGCCTATAGGAGTTGCAATAAATGCTAAGGTAGCCTTAACCATTCCTAACATAGAGGTGGTCATTACTTTCAGGCTGTTAGAAAACAAAACCCCGGCTCCGCCAGCCTCTTGCGCTCTTGCAGAAAACGCCAGAAGACCACCATTAAATGGGTTTAACTCAGTTAATGCGCCTTTAATGTCCTCTTTGTAATTACCTACGTTTAGCTTTAATTTTTCTAAGGCCGATCCGTTCTCCTTTACAAAGTCTGTATTCTGATCCAGCTTAGCGTTAATAGCAGCTATTTGAGCAGCCCCCTCCTCAGTAGTGGCATTTATCCCGTTACGAATAAGCCTTAACTCTTTATTGTTAGCTATGGCCGCGTCAACAGTTTTAATCTCCTTATTTAGCTGATTATTATAATCAGTCTCGGCAGATGTTGCCGCCTTAAGCGTTTTAATCTGCTTAGTATAAGTAGACCTTAGTCGGCTAAGCTCTGCCTCGTTTCTGATAAATGCTTCGCTCGTTCCTTTTCCCGCTTTCTGAAGACGTTCGTTCTCCTCCTTAATCTCTTGAATACCCTTTTTAGTTTCCTGAAGAGACTTAATAAGCTTGTCGGTAGTTATCTCTAACTCTGCTACTTTGAAAATTTCAGCCATTATTGTGTGTTAAAATTGTTGATTCGTATTAATTTAGCCGTTGCTGGCTTTCCTGCGGAGTGTCTTAGAGAGTCCAAGAAATAAAACTTTCCTGTCTGACGTAGGTATTTAAGAGAGCTTAAGCTCAGCCTAGAAACATCTTGATTAGTAAGGTTCACCTTTATAGACAACTCTTTATAGTCGTCCATCATGTCTTTGTAAGCCCCATAATTATCATTAATATGACCCTGCATATCTACCCCGTCGGTAACTAAAAAGGCTGCACTTCCAGTAAAAGGAACGGCTGAATCATTTAAGTAAGATAAATTTAATGTTTTTGTAGTCTTTAAGACATTCATTATCTTAACAGGACTTTCCTTTAGTTCTATCTCACCCTCTTCAAGCTCCATTAAAGGGATTAAGAATAACCCTTGTCCGTCTATATTTTTAGGCGAGGCGGCCGGAGCCGTAAATATACTAGTATAAAATACTTTTTCCGGCACTAAGTTTTCATTAGTTACCGTAAATTCTCCGTCGATCCTATCAGCATTGTCGTTTTCGGGATATTTATATAGCATCGTGTTGACTTGACCTAAACTTGGTATTGATTTAAAACCCTCTTCACTCACGTACTTATCAGTCCAGTCTTCGGCTCCAGCTCTATCATTAAGAACGTCGTTTATTTTCTTAAATACGTAGGTATCTGTAGTGCCCACTTTAGGAAATATATAAAGGCCATGCCTAACAACTACATCTTTTATGAATGCGGCCTGAGAAACGTCGCCAATTATATCAGATATTTGTACGAATTGGCCGTCATTTACATTTTCGACGGAATACGTTGTTGTCATATCGTACTCAAGTACAAAGTTCTCGGAACTATTCTCCTCGGATTGTATTCCAATTACTTTAACCTCAATAGGCTGGTTTGAACTAGATTTATAGTTGACTACAAACTCATTAGTTTGATCTTCACCTTCTTCAAGAGTTCTGGTTGCGATCTTCTCACCACCTACTAATACGTTTACAATAACTTTTCCAAAGTCTATAGTATAAGAGTTGGTAACTGTTATTCTTTTAATCCCTGCAACGGCTCCAGTTTCTGCCGAACCAGACAAAACAACATCTTGAAAATCAGTTACTGGACTCTGCCAGACAAATCTTCTATCTAAAGGCGTTCCAGATCCAGAAGCTAAAGCCGTAACCGACTCTCCAGTCCCATTAGCTACAAACCCCTTTTGAGGAGGCAGAACTTCAGATAGGAACCCCGCATCAGTGGTAAAAAAGTCACCTTCATAAGTTACTCCGGCAGCTTCAAATATCTTAGCCCAAATACTATGAACATATAAGCTAGGCATAAAATACTCAGTCTTATCTGTATCTATTCCGAAATCTGCTAAGCCATAAATATAACCAGACGTGTTAGAGAACGAGTTATATAAGACCTGTGTGTCAAGGTAGTGGTTATATTCATCTAAAGGTAGGTCAGCTAAGTCCTGGCCGTTTATCCTGTCGGATAGGTCGCTTATGCCGTCTTTAATTCTTACCTTAATACCTGATTCGTCAACACCTTCGACCGTTAAAATACCATCTTCAATCAGTACGATATTATCAACCGTGTAGTTTACTGAGGCTTTTTCGTAAGGAAAACGGCTATTAGTGTGAGTAGATAGCAACCCCTTAGTAACTAAGTTGTTTCTTAGGGTTCTAGGAAGTGTAAACTGTACAGAAAGACTGGCTTTTCGACTAGAAAGGTTTCCTATATCTGAAACCCGAATATTTCTAGTTATAGAGTTCGGAACTATGTCTACAACTTGATTGTTTATTTTTAGCAGTTCGTTCATTATACCCCTATAGTTTGTCTGTTAGGCAATGAAATTGTTAAAGAAATACTATTGTTTACTCTTTTTGTAGATGAACTTATAGACCCGGTAACGTCAACATCTATAAATATTCCTAATTCGTTAGGCCTGTTGACTGTGTACATTTCCACCGAGGGTGAATCTAGTAATGAAGATAATCTTTCATATTCATTAGCCGTCACACTAGAAGTAACCCTTATGTTTTCAGAAGATTCCTTTTTTAATTCCTTGGTCGAGTTTCCAACCTCGTTGATGTTTAAAAACTTATTTGTAGAAATACGACCGCCAGAAGATGAGGACTTGGTTAATGTTCTTTCTATGTCAAATAAATGATAGTTATAAAATCCTGTCTCAGCATCAAACCATTTCAAATAAACTCCTGAGACATCGCTCTTTTTGTTAACGATAAGGTTTGACTTGAAATTGTTGTTGTAGGATAGTTCAAGCTCGTTACGGCCATTCTTTAAGGGTAATACGTTGTTGGTTGTCCAATTGTTGTTTCGTCCGTCGTCAATCTTAACTCTCTGAGATCCACTAGCTAAGGTTGTTATACCTTCGGTTTTAATCCCTGTTACGGTGTTTTTAATAACTACGTCAGAACCAGAAACTACACTTCTAATACCAAAGTCGAACGGGAAGCCTTCCCAATAAGAGAATTCAATTATGCTTGGTACCTCCTCAGTAGTTACTTCTTGCTGGAGTAGACCAGCGTAAAAATCTAAAGTTAAGCTTCTATTTTCCGATGTTTCCCCTGTAGTTACCGAAATAGAAAAACTTATAGACTTGTTGCCCTGCCCCCAAAGTTTTACCCATTCAGACTCTAAAAAAGACAGCGGATCAGTAAATTCAAGTATATTAAATTCCTGTTGAACCAAGTCCTTAAGGTTGAATATAAATGTATTGTCTATTGAAAAAACCTTTTGAGGGGTTTCAGACCCTCCAGAGATAGAGACCTCGGCAAAGTCGGGGTTCAGTTGATCGCTCTGGAATTTAATGTAAGCGTCGTTATACGCCGGATATATACCTATTGGCTGCTTTAGTATTGTAATTGCCATTATACGTTATTTTTAAGTATGTTTAACTGTACTTCTATTTGCTCTATGAAATCCATCACGTTTAAACGCCCAACGTTTTGAATTATTTGATCTATTCTCTGAGGTGTAAGTATCTCCTCAAAAACTCTTCGGTGCCTAGACTTGTCCGTTCCTTCTCTGTGTATCTTTCTAGCGATTATAAAGGCTAGTGAGGAAAGTTTCATGTTTTCCTCTATCGGCCTAATGCCGCGAGCCCGAAGCCAAATTAATATTCTCTGTTGAAGTGTAGGTTCTCCATTGTTTCCATTACGTGTTCGGCCTCTCCCTGCCAAGTAAGCGTATGAATATAATGCGGCCTTGTTGGCTCCAGACGACTTGACCTCAACACCTTTTTCCCACTGGCCAGACACTCGTTTTCCGCTTCGGTTGTATAAGTCAATAGCCTCGTCGCGGACCTTCTCCAGTTCCCTTTTAATGTACTCATCATTATTCATTGATATTTTGCATTATAGAGAAACTTACTACTAGTCCGTCGCAGTTTAAGTCCATGCTGTTTATAATCTCTACACCCTGAATACGGGTTAAAGTATAGTCGGACTCACATCGTAGACTCGACTTTAACAACTCATATCCTCCTGATATTAAAGGTTTTATGTATTTTTCGAATCGCTCATTGTAATTCTCTTCATCAAAGTTTGATGTGTGTGAAATTATCATACTCCCGGTCCAAACCCTTGATTCAGTCAACCCGTAATCATTTAAGTTGTCGTTAAACTGTAGAGGGTCTAAGAACATTATAATACTTCCCACGTCTTCAGTACCGTCCTGATCTTCGACTCCATCAGAAGAAGCTTCAGAACTTTCTAAATCATAAAGATTATGAAAGTCTGCCCTTCCGTAATCGAATAACCATCCGTTAGTTGTACAAAAATCTTCAAATAGTTTTTTCATGATTCTACTGTTTTTATTGCGTCCATTTCTCTTTTGAGGTCTGCCTTCTCTTTCTCCATTGATAATTTAACGAATACTTCGTCGTATGACATCTTGCGAACCCTATCCCATTCTAGTATATTTCCTCCGCTAAGCCTTTCAAGTGTGTTGTAAATTCCATACTTAGACATCCTTTTTCCGTAGTTGACCATCTTAGATTTGAGGTCTTCGCTGTTGGGAGTCAGGCTTTTTTCTATGTGAGCGATCTCTTCGATTTGCTCACGAATACTATGTAGTTTTGGGAATACGTCTAAGATACGCATATCCATCGGGTTTTTTTCACCGACTTTCAATAAGATATTAATTAAGTCCCAAATATTTTCAGAAAATTGATTTTCTTTAATAAATTCAACATCCTCGAGAGGTAGGAAATATATCTCCCTTTTAGTTGGCTTAGGCTTCAAAACGCTAAGGATAATCATTTGCTCTTTAACCTCCTCGGTCGTTTGCTTTAAAAAATCTCTAAATGTTTTGTTTTCTATTTCCATATTCAACCTACTAGTTTCATGCAAAATTCCTTTGTTGCAGCGGCCAAAGATAAGAAATATCTAAAGCCATATCTCGAAGCATCTATAGAGTTATCAACATCTTTTGTTTTGTCCGGCACCCCTAAGCTTTTTCCGTTCTTATCTGTTTTATAGGCGTAAGCTTTTAATTCTTTTACCATTTCAAGAGTCGCGCTTTCGTGCTCATTTTCTACTACAAGTAAATCAAACGAATGCATAAGATCTAATCCTACGTCAACGGAACCAGCCCCTTTTGGGGCGGCGTCTACCGGAATTCCCCAGCCCTCTAACTCCTTTATCATTTCCGGCCTTGACTCGTCCGCCGCTATTACGCTAGACATTAGCTCAACGTCGTTCAAAATATACGGAGCTAAGGTACTAGATGTTAATCCTTTCTTAAATAGTACGCATTTCATTATTATGGACTGATTGAACCTATATAATTTTACCAGTGCTGTTACGTGGGCGAAACCAAAATCCAATCCAGCGCCAATATACGCTGCCTCTTTAGGTACTTTATCGATCGTATTCCAGTCTTCGTATTGTTCAAATATTAATCCTTCAGCAACCCCTAGCTGGCCTTGGCCGAATACCCTCCACTTGTTAAGGTAGTACTTAGACTTTACATTTTCCTTAGAATTTAAAAGGGTTAAATCTTCAATCGTTGGGTCGTGATAAGCTTTCTTTTTATACCAAAGTAGCATATCGATCTCGTTCTGAGGCAAGTATTCGTTGTCGGTATAGTCTACAATTAAATGCTTAGTATTTGGCTCCCCTACCAATTCAGTATGAACAAAGAACTCAGATTTTGGGTTGAAATCCATTATAACGGTGCCAGAACGCCCAGCTAGGGCGAGGTAAGTATCAAAATCAATACCATCAACCTCAGAAAAATAAGCGTGAGTACGTCGAGCACCTAGTTTTGAGGACTCTCCATCAACCGAAAAGAACTCAATAATATTGCCGCTCTTCTTATGAGTGTAAACCCTATCAGTTAAATTGACAGTGAATTCTCCTCTAAGGCCCATGTCTTTTAAAAGCGTGTCAAATATCCTGATAGGGTTGGCTTTTAAGTTAGGAAGTGAATCTCCGATAACCGACATTACCAAATTGGTTCTCTTAGAGATAGCTAGGAATATAAAGTACTGTAAAATACTAGTGGTTTTCCCAGATCCTTGACCCCCTTGCATTATAATTATCTTAGCAACCTTTAAGGCGGCTACTAATTTGGCAAAGCACGTGGTAGTTTTGTATATGTTTCCAGCCATTAATCTAACAATTGTTGATCGCTTAAATCTTCGTGATCTATATCTTCGGTTCCTCCCGATATTATGTCGTCAATCAAAGCTTTATGATCTGAATTCGAAGCTATAATGTTTATTGTTGTTCCTTTATCCTTAGCCTCGTTACCCTTTTGAAGTTTCATATCTGGGAATTTTCGCTCCATGATCCAAGAAGCACCCCATTTATTTGTTTTCTTTCCGTCCAGCATTTCATCTGCAAGGGCTAACTTCTGTTTAACCTTAGAGTAGTCAAGTAGCTCACCCATGTCAATACGCTCCTCCTCTGTTAAGGCTCGAGTATGTTTGGTGTAATGAACCGGGCTTGAAGGGCTTAGCCATTGCTCGAAAGTTCTGTAAGAAACCTTATCTTCCGGAGCAAGCTTATAATTAACAGCTACCCAAATCTCCTTGTTTGTCAAAACAATGGCATTCTTGTCGTCAAGCAATTCCTTTAATCCTTCGTAAAATTTCGGTAGTTTAGATTTCATTATCCGTTAATCGTTTTTAGTTGGAAATGCATTCCGTCTTTCCTTTTCCAAGTGCCGCCCCAGTCGAACCCTGCGTCAGTAAAGCAAGCTGCAAGCTCCTTACTCATTTGAGGCTCTTTACCTAGTCCGTTCCAAGCTGCATTTATATCTATTGCGATTCCCCAGCTATGCAGTGACCAAGAGTTGTAACCTCTCGCTTTTCGAATATTGAAACATCCGTCCCACGTTAGTACTTCATGAGTTAAGCCTCTGTCAATAATATTCTGAATTGCTTCAGTTAGTGGTAAAATCAAGAGTTGGTTGCAATAAACTCTTGAGGGTAATTCTGGAATGTAGAAAGTAAAGTGAGGTGGTAAATTATAAACCGTCATATACTTACCTTCATCGCCTCTTGTGGAGGGTGATCCCCATTTGTTTAAACAGTCTCTTGATGTTACCATAATTTTAAGCTCCTATTATTAATGCCAAAGCTTCTTGAATCTGCGACGGTGTCGCTGTCACTGTTGACTGATTAGACATTCTTATGAAATCTCCAGCTACGTAAGCGCAAAATATTTCAAGTGCTGAGTATCCCGCTTGATTATTAACCGTGTAGTCGTCGAATACATAAGTGTTTTTTATTTGATCTACGCTAGTTATGCCATGTTGAGCAACCCAAGCATCTGGCAAATGCTGAACCGTAGTATCTGAATATTGTGTAGCACTAGACGGAGTTGCAACCGACCAACTACCCGTGGTTTTATAAGATGAAGAACTGGTGTCGTTTACCGTGTCGTCTATATACTCTTGGTCTAAAGCGTCTCTTCTTAGTACTGGATCTCCGTTTGCGTCTGAGCCGTAACAATTACCTACATGATTAAATACGTGCTGCGCAGCGTCTTGAGCACTAAGCATTCCAAAAGAGGGTAGTTCTCCATTTCCTTGCCTAGAATCTACAAAGAATTGGCTTTCAACTTGATTGCCTTCCGTTTTACCTCCTTGATTGTAAAAGTATTGAAAGAAATTCTCGTCATTAGTGTCTGGTAATGTTTTGTATTGGTCGAACCAGTTTAACTCAGCGAATATCCTTGAACTTCCCGACCTAGATACAGACTCATAAGCAAACTTATTGAAAGGCAATGGGTCGGCAGTTGCACCCTTAGCCATGTTTCCAGAATAATGAGCGTTATTCATCCAATCTATTAAAGCGTTTCCATTCCAACGCATCATTCTTCCCTGCCAGTTGCTAACTACGTTCATGTAATTCTCTAAAATTCCCTCTCCGTTCCAGTTAGGAAATCGAGCTCCGACATCTTTATACATATTTAAGGCGTGGGTGTAGTTTCCAGAATCAACTGTATTTTGTCCTGAAGGAAGTTTGCTTCCGTAAATACCCCCTCTCGTGTGATCCGGATGCGGCTCACCCATCAAGTTGTATGCGGATGTAACTAAGCTATTTCCGTCATACCCTCTAATGGATAGTATTTCGTCATTTCCAAAACTTATGGAAAAATGATCGATATACGTCTGGAGTGATCTGGCGGACCCTGAATTAACTAAACTTACGGAATCCTCAATTCCAGCAGTGCCGCCTGTGTAGTTGGTCCTTACTGTCAAGAATCTATAAATTGAGTTGGAGGCTGCAAGCTCCAAGGGTCTTCCTGTAACGGTTAATCCACCGCCAACGGCTGTTTGACCTATAAGTACGTAGTCTTCATTTGAATTCGCATTCTGTAGAGTACTAGTTAAATTCACAAGGCCTGAAACCCTTACTAGGATTATTCTGGGGTATGTTTGAGTTAATGCCCAGCGCAATGAGCCAACCCCCGAATCGTTGGTATTTGTTACTTCGATAATTGTTCCAGAATCCCAACCTCCCCTTAAACCTTTGGCATAACCAAAGGCTGAAGGAAAAGCTTTTTTTTCTGTTAAGTTTATTGTAGGCATATTATTAAGCTTCTTTTATGCTTAGATTATCGAATGCAACCCAACCGTTTTCGGCGTACATTCTTATTCTTAACGGCGAACCGTTTCCAGTTACATTATATGTTTTTGTTACCCAAGATCCTTCTTCAGCAACTCCAAAGGTTTCACTAGGAGAACTTGTGACACCCTCCCATGCTACGGTACGAGATAAAGAAGCCCCAACTGATTGTTGAACGTCTATTTTGACTACGTAATTAATGCCATTTGTAAGTGTGAATACTCCGTCATATATTGCCGCTCTGTTGGAAGTCGCTCCAGCCCCGGTAAATCTACTGTAGTAAGTTCCCTCCGAAGCCCCTGAAGATATTCTATCAAGTGTCCCACTGTTCTCAACTGTTATGCCTGTGTCTGAATCAGCTTCGTTTGCTCCTGTGGAAATAGCGTTGTTTTTAACGTAAAGCTCTGAGTTTGCCTCAACAACTGTATAGGTTCCGGCAACACTCAACTCGTTTGACGAGTCAAGTTGAATGGTTATAGTTCCGAAAGGATCTACTCTCACAGATTCAGAACCAGTCAAGCCAGCACCTATCAAAGTGAATTCTGCGGGGTCAACCGTGAAAGTTGTAGTGCCGTCGCCTCTCTGCTTAAAAACAATCATATCCCCCAAACTCATGGCGGATTTTAAAGTACTTCCGGCGTTTAAAGTTACGTCGGAGTTTGTGTTTCCTCTTACGATGACTCTCTTAGCGTATGAACTAGAAAATTGAGCGTCAATGTCAAATTCATCCAACTCTCTGTCGGAACTTTGAATATCTCTAAAAACAAATTTTCCTATATTATTGATCCTTGTCTGGTTCTCAGAACTGATTCCGCCAGAGGCACCCGCAGTTAAATCTTGCCAAGTGGTCCCGTCTGAAAAGTAAATACTTCCAGAACTCTTAACTAAATGGTGAGTTCTGTCGCTTGCTAAAATCGTAGTCACGTCAACCTCTGGAAGCTTAATAGCGTTCTCAAATTCTATCGATACGTTACTTCCTATTGAAGATTTTAAAGCTCTTAATGCGGTAGCCGCTTGGCCATTTTCGAATTTTGCAATTACAACTCCGTTTTCGTCTACAATAGAAAGTGAAGAGGTTCCCCCCTCTAAAGATACGGCTCGACCAACCCCTGAGCCGATTGTTTGGTCTTGTGATCCTACGCCGCCCGAAGAACCCGATCCACCAACGTTTATTACCGTATTTCTCTCTACGTATGTTATTGGAAGTAATGCGGTTATCAAAGCCTCTACGTTCGGGTATGTATTTCCATCAACAGTCCATTCTTCGAAATCGGTGTGCGCCGCTAAAACTTGGTTTGAGTCATATATGTTCGATAATGTACAGGCGTCATTTCCCTGCTTTAGCGGTTGGTATATCTTAGGGAAGGAAACCCCGTCTAAGGAAAAGTACCGCTCATCTATGTTGAGTATTGTTTTCATTTAAATATTATTATTTGTTAATTTTTCCGTATGTTCTTTCGTAATATGTAAGGCTTTTCTGTTGTTTGGCAATAAAAATTTTTTGCTCTTCAACGAATTCTTTTAATTCGATGATCTCTTCTTTAAGATCGCCTATTGTCGATTTAAGGTCTTCGACCATACCTCTGTATATACTCATAGATCGCTCTACATTTTCAAGTCCGGCCGCCTCAACTGACTCTCGTGAGTGCGCAACCTCCAATTTTTTTTCTGTCTTTGTGAATTGCCCTAATATAAAATCCTTTTTAAGCGCAAAAAGCCCTGTCAAGGCCGTGACTATCCAGGGGTAAAAATCTTTAATATCATTAAACATTGTCATTTGGGTTGTAGTGGTTTGCATAAACAGTACAATCTTCATTACAATACCAAGAGAGGGTTTCATACTTTTCGACCCTATGAACCCTATACAATTTTAGATCATAGTTTCCAGAAGTGTTTCGAGCCTCTCCAGAAAATAAAACCAAATCCCGTACACAATCTGTATGGTTTTTAGTTATAACAGCCCCCTTTTTCATTTCAAGTATGTAGAATAAAACCCCCGTGTCTGAGTCTTTTAGCCTTGTCGTAAATACTTTTTCCTGAAGCTGAACGCGCTTTCCGATAGGATGCGTCTTTAAGTCTTCGTAGGTGATAAGGGAATTGGAATTGTCAAAAATCTTGCTTTTCCAGTTTGGAAATTTCGGTTTCATATAGTTGGCTACTATTAACGCAAGGTAAGAAAGTTCTAATACCTTACCTTGCGTAGTTTTAAGAAGTTATTGGTTTTCGTTAATTAAGGATAAACCAAACGAATTTGTTATCTTCACTAGTTTTTTGCTTAAAGAAGAATCATTGTTCCAAGTTGTGTATATTGATAATCCGTCATTTACGTCGCCTATTGAGTTATTTAGTTCGGAATTAGTTACTAACAATTGATGTTCATCTGCCGATCCGTCATTCTCGAATAAGCTAAAAGTATCTTCTGAATTACAGGAATCTATATATGCTTTTTTAATATTAAACGACTTTGTACAGTTGTTGTTGTCGAATCTACAATCAAAGAAAGATACCATGTTGTTATTTCTGCCATCGATTATGTAGTTTCCTGTAGATCCTGTAAATCTAGTATGAATAAAAGATGCGTGATTGTTTGCGTTTAAATCTGCATTTATTCCGTTTCTGCTAAATATGCAGTTATACCAAGTGTTTAAGTTGTTGGCTCTGTTAGCCTTCATTGATACTCCTGTTGCGCAATTCTGAAATAAACAATTACCAAAGAAGACTTTATCAACGTACATTATATAATCGGTTTCTCCGGTAGATGGCGTGTAGTCAGGTTGTTGGTAGAATCCAATAGTGCAATCAAAAAAGTTGACACCTACAAAAGAAACGTTGTCAAAACCATAAAACTGGTCTAAATGTATGCCGTAATCGTGATCCCTAAAAGATATGTTTTCGAATACTGAATAATTTATTTGCCAGTTGTTTGTTCCGGTATGAGCGAAATGCATTCCAGCTTGGCCACCCTGAAGCGTAAAGTTAGAAAAATAATAACTTGAAGTTGAGTTGCCTGATGTTGTGTCTTTAATTTCCTCTATTAGTGGGAAGTCGTCAGTAAGCCCGACTATTACGGTTTTATTATTTCCTTTTCCTATTATTCCTTTTCCGTCAGAAACTAAAATAGAGTCGCCTATATAGTAAACTCGACCTTCTAGCTCTGCAATATCGTTGTTGTCTATCAAGTTTTGTATAACTGATCGCTCGTCTGTCTTTCCTGTTCTGAAGTCTCTAAAGTTTATTCCTACAGGATTTTGTGAATATATCAGCTTTGAATAAGAGTGAGATAAATATGACCCTACGGAAAGTACGGTTTTTAAAAAGGTGGAATCTACACCTGTTATTTCAGAAGTTTGATTTAAACCATCTAACAGAAATTCACCCTCCAGCTCATGCATCCCCCTTACGTCTCTTCCTGAGGTAGGGTCGTTTATAACAGGAACATGATCTCTTGAGTATAAGTGTATGAAATCGGTATTTGGTTGTATGAATGAAGTGTTAAGTACGTTGTCTTCTATGATGCTATTATTCAAGATGAAGGTGTCTGCCTCTACGTCAAAGAATGGTAATGTATCAAAGGGGGAGTTATTTCCGCCATGTATGTTAGACATTATAAATTCACCAACGCCTCTAGCGTAAATAGCACCGTCTGTACCGTTATTGTCAAAGTTCCAGCTCTCACAATCGCTTGATATAATCCTATGATTTTGCAGGTTGTTATACTTCGCTGTGTCGCCTGTAGAGGTGAGAAATACCCTCATTATCTCAGAGTTTCCATAACTAGGCTCGGAGCTGTTTCCGTAAAAAATAGTTTGAACTGAGCTACTTTGAGAGGTTATCCTTATCATGGGACTATTTCTAACATATCCAGAAACACTACAGTCAAACTCTAATGTACACCTGTCAAAGTTAAAGAAAGTACACCTGTTTATTCTACCGTTTAACGTCTTTACCTTTGTAAATTTTATCTCAGACAAGAAGCATTCGCTTATCTCTGGACCAGATTCGAAAATTAATTCAGAAGAATCAACGCTCTTAATAACGACGTTCGAAGAACCAGCTTCAATTGTTATAGTGCCACCTAGTACTGTTGGTATTATGTAGCCACAAAGGCTTTGACCTGAAGAAAGTGTTATGTTGCCGCTTGCAGAGAAGTCGCCATCAGTGAGTCTTACGTGTTGGTGAGTATCGATAAGTGTTTGAAGATTAGAAGCGTTCGAAGAATCAACTACGAACGCATTAATATAATCTAATCCTATTTCAGACCATTTATTGTTCTTAAATCCGAAGCTCATTTAAAAAACTAAATAATCGTTAGCACCTACTTTTTTGATAGTTCCGCCGATAACATTAGAATCATTTCCATGAGTAACGCTCCCGGCACTTACTCCGTTTACGGTGGCTCCAGATGTTGCTGTTACGGTTATTGTAGTTCCGTTTGCAAGTAATTCTATTTCATGTCCTACCTCCATATTATCAAAGCTTGCTGTTATAGTCAGGGTTGCCGACGTGGTTGAATACAGGCAGTTTTGAATATCGGATTCGGTTATATTCCTAGAGGTATTAAAAGGGATTATCTCGCTTATTCTTTTTATCCTAAACCAAGTTTCGTTATCAAGGTAGTTGAATTCGTTAATTTGACTGTTGTAAATCATTGCGCCGTCAGATAATCCAGACAAGCCGTCTCTTTGGCTATTATTGTATGACTGAAGAACTAATGGCACATATGAATTAATTTGAGACGTGGCTATGCGAAATAAGTTTGTGGCGGTACCTGTAAATCCGTTTCCGGTGTAGTGCCTATAATTTAAATTTGCCCCCATGAATTTACGGTCAACGCCCCCGCCGAAGCTGTCTTCAGTTCCTACTGAATTTCCAGAATTTATAAATCTGGTGTCAACAATATCTAAGACCTCTTCATCTGTTAGTTGCCCAGCGCTGCTACCTCCCAGCGCCGTCTTAAAAACCGATAGCGTATTCAGTAACGCTAGAAGTTCATCGAAGTCAGATATTCCTGTTACATCCGTCGGCTCTGCACTGTCGATAATTTCTTGCTTAGTTTCTGCTACATAAATAGTGAATCTCTTTTTATCTCCAGAGAGTCCGTTGTATTTTATTGATAGGGTTTTTTCCGGATAGTCGTCTCCGTTAATTCTAAAATATCCTGAATTAGGACTAGCTTCAATTGTATGCATTTAAAAAATGTTTATGGTTATAAAATTATTTTTTGTTTTTTCTAAAATTTAACTTCCAAGCAACTCCGACTGTGAAATTTTTCTGCTTTAAGTCATACCCTACACTCATGATGGTTTCGTTATTCATGAGATATAGTTTTGGCTCTATAGTTGGCCTCTCGTACTTATTCAACCGAACCGAAGCACCCGCGTACAAACTAGATCGGGTTTTTTGCCTTATGGGAATTACCTCCGGCTCGGTCTTATAAGATATTTCTAAACTATCTAGGGTTCCGGTTGTCTCAGCGTTTGCTGTTATAGTTATTACGGAATCCTTAAATACTTCTTTGTACTTTCGTTTTTTGGTTGCTTCTACGTAAACCTTAACTTTCTCAGGCTCAGGCAGTTCTTTAAACTTTATGATCTCTACGGTATCAACTTCTTTAATAACAATCGGCTCAGGTGCCGCTGGTAATTCAAATGACCCCTCCTTAGAAGGGATTTCAACTTTGATGATCTCCGGCTTTTGTGTAAATAGCACTAGTGATAATACTGCGGTTGTAATCCAAGGTAATACTTTTAAGAATTTCATTGTTTAAAAAATTAGTGCTCCTAATAAAAAGGAAGCGATTAATAAATAAAGCAATCCTCTTCTAAATTCTGGAGTGCTAATTTTAAGCTCTGCAATTAAAAGTCTTAGCGTTTTCATTAACGTAAGTTACTGGTTTTAAATTCGTTAGTACTAATTGTTGGGTTGTTACCCGTGTTATATTCAGGGAATAAAACGGCCTCGCTTTTCAAGTACGCGTCTATTCTTTGAAATCTAATTTCATTGGTGATATCAACATCTTTTCGCTCGGCTGCTACTTGCTGATAATTTACAGGATCTCCGTCCTGAGTTCGCTTAGTTACATATCCGTGAGAGGTATGAACTGCGTTAACTTTTCCTAGGTATCTGGAATAGGTGAGTCCAGCAATATAATGCTTTATACCCTCGTGTTTCATAGGGATGCCCTCAAAAGTGAAGGTAGATCCGTTTAATAAGTCAGAATAATTAACATTTGCTATCTCTTCTAATAATTTGAAGTAGAAAGAACCTAAAACATCGTAAAGGTCAACATCTTCAGCGCTGTCAATATGTTGCTGAATCTTTTTCTCTTCCTTTTGCCATCCCCTAGAAATCTCTGGTCTAAGGGCTGCAAATTCTGCTGGCGTTAAAATACTCATAATTCCGTATCGTTTATTTGTTGCGGTTCTCCTAACATTGAAACTGCCTGCTCTTTAGGAAAACCGAAAATGTTTACTATCATTGCTATGCCTGAGTCTTTGGTTGTCGTGCCAGATGCTACAGACTGTTGAATAGCTAAAAGGGACGTAACACCTCCGACTGAGCCTCTAAGGGTTGCCTGAGCCTTCTTATTGGCTTCCTCTGGAGTTTCTTCTTTTGACTCCTCTTCTTTAATTATGTAATCAGGGTCAATAATCTTTGGGTTTTTCAATCTATTCTTATTAATTGATGGGGATTTAGATAGTAGGCTGGCTATGGCTTCTTCAAGTATCATTCGATCTAATTCCTTTGCTTCGTAAACTTGTCGCTTCATTTCGGTAAGCAGTTCCCCAGAGCTGCCAAAAATACCGTCACTTCTATTTGAAATCAAAGATACGGGTATTTCATAGTTCTTGCAAATATTTGCCTCACTTTTTTCGTCGGAATATGAAAGTAGCTTGTCTGACGGGGCTGAAGTCATATCCTGTAAAAGGATTTGCTCCTTCAAATCAGCGTTTGGCTTGCTTGCCTCGAACAACAAAACGTTGTTTGAGTTCTTTGCACCTTGATTACCCTGTAGGTCTATCTTTAATCGACGTCTTTGTTCATTAGTCATTTGCTGAACCATAGCTATTTTGCTATTTAAAAAGCCATGTTCGCTATTATTGAGGCGAAAAGTCTTACTATTCGCCTCAAAAAGTGCGTCCTCTAGTACTCCATGAAGGTCAGAAGGAGCGTATTTAAGCCCCGAATCCTTAGAGATATGCAGTATTTGACCTAAATAGTTTTTTATTTTGCCTATTTTATTGCCCTTTTTGTCTATTTTTGATGCTTCTACCTGTGCCTCAACCACGCTTTTTATAGGGTTATAACGGTTGATCTTCATTATATCATCGGGGGTTATTCTTTTTGAATCCCAATCAGCTACTAAAAACTTACCTGAGTACTCTTGATTGTCAGGTTTTCCTATTCTTACCCTAGTAGATTTCAAACATTTAAACCCTTTGGGATTAAACTCACCGTCAAAAGTAACGTGAATAAATACGTTGTTCTGTGTAGCCATTTCCCTTGCGCATTGGCGTTGGAATTGGTTTAGTGTAGTTCCATTTTCATGAACTATAATCTTATTACCCATTTCAAACCCTTTGCCAACGATTGCGTTTACGGTTTTAGTGATACACGCTTTTGCGGTTGGAGACTCTATGGCAAGATATTGAATAATTGAAGGGAGTTTGTTATCCTTTCCATTCAAAGACCAGTTAATGATCTCCTTACGGTCGTCATTCTTTGGATTTAAAAGCGAGTGCTCTTGAGTGTCGACATTTATTCTATTCATTATCTTGTTCAATTTTATACTCAATTATCATTTTTTCAATATTTTTAGGAAGCCATTCGAAAAGACTTAACCTATACTCAGTGTTTTT